TTGCGCATCAGGGTGCCAAGTGTGTGATCCTGTGTAACGAGGAAGCATCACACCGTGTTGGTGCACGTTACTTGACTGCCGCCACAGGCATGACAATGCAAGAGGTGAAGGATAACCCTGCCCGTGCTCGTGACCTGTACTCTGTAGTCAAGGACAATATCAAGATCAAGGATGCCAGTGACCGTGACATGTCATGGGTAGAGTCAGTATGTAAGTCATACAAGCCTGACATTGTGATCCTTGACATGGGTGACAAGTTTGCCAAGACGGGTGGCTATGCACGTCCTGATGAAGCACTGAAAGCGAATGCTATCTATGCCCGTCAGATTGCTAAGGCACACAACTGTGCGATCTTTTACATGTCTCAGCTATCTGCTGATGCAGAGGGCAAGGTTCTACTGAACCAGAGCATGATGGAAGGTTCACGTACAGGTAAGGCAGCAGAGGCTGACCTTATGGTATTGATTGCCAAGAACCCTGTGGTTGATGGGCAAGAGGAAGAAGATACACAACGTCACTTGAATGTTGTGAAGAATAAACTAAGTGGATGGCACGGTGTTGTTCACTGTGATCTGGAATACAAAACTGCACGGTATCAGGTATGAACCAACTAGAACTTTTTGAACTGGCGGTACAGCACTACGAGGATGGCCTTGAGTGTAACAACTGTGGTGTTGTACAACCAGTTGAAAACTTTCAACACATGGTGTCAGGTGAGATCAAGCGTAAGTGCCGTAGCTGTGCACGAAATCAAGCTGATCTGATCAAGCACCTAAAAAAGGTACACCCATACCCAGACGATGATTACTGTTGTCCTATATGTAGTCGTACTATTGATCAAATAGGACGCAAGGGACAGAAGAAGTTGCAGAATTGGGTGTTGGATCATTGCCATGATACAGAGACATTTAGAGGTTGGTTGTGTCATCACTGTAACACTGGGCTTGGTGCATTCAAGGATGACATTAATAGAATTAAACAAGCAGTAATGTATCTGCAAAAACACGAGGAGATTACATGATAGAAGTAACGTACATTGATCACATGGGTAGTGATCTGTCAGTAGTGAATGCTGCACGTGTTAGCTTTGGTAAGAAATCAGATTGGCATGAACGCATCTATACAGGTGAGCCAAACATTCTGAAAACTAAGGATACCAAGTTAATACGTTATCTAGCTAAACACAAACACAAGTCACCATTCAATCACACGTTTGCCACGTTCCATGTTAAGGCACCGATCTTTGTGGCAAGGCAGCTTCAGAAACACGAGTACATGCCGTGGAATGAGATCAGTCGTAGGTATGTGGACAATGAGCCAGAGTTCTACGTACCTGATGTATGGCGTGGACGTAGTGCAGATAAGAAGCAAGGCAGTGAAGGTGAGGTCAAGAGTAATTTTGGTATTGAGTACTATCACGAGAAAGCTTGGCAAGCCTACGATCAGTTGCTTAACGAGGGTGTATCACCAGAGCAAGCACGTATGGTACTGCCACAGTCTATGATGACTGAGTGGTACTGGTCAGGTACACTGTTCGCCTTTGCTAAGATGTGTGGCCTACGCTTGAAATCAGACACACAAGAAGAGACACAGTTAGTAGCACAGAAGATTGCTTTGACTATGGCTAAGATATACCCTGCATCGTGGGATGCATTAATGGAGTATATGAATGAGTAAGCTGCCTGAAGGACGTAAGGCATTGCCCGATGAATGGTTTGTTGATAGGGCTAACAACTGGGGTCAGATAAGTCCTATGACAGATGAAGAAAGAAACCGTGCCAAGGAAAAGGAGAAAGCAAACATGAATGCAGATGAAATTGATGCAGTATCTTTGATAGCACAGATGAAGCGGTTGAACCTAACAGTGACCGAAGCACTAGAAGCTATGCAGATATTTGCAAATGACAAACAATTCCAAAAAGACCTTGACGCAACGTACAGTAATATGATACTTGATGACTGGGACTATTGGCACGAAGGAGATATTGAATAGATGAAACACCTTACCCTCGACGTAGAAAACACTGTGGTAAAACGTAACGGCAAGATGCACCTTGATCCGTTTGAACCAGAGAATACATTAGTTCAGGTGGGTATGCTAGATGATCTTGGAAATGAAAGCATTATAACTTTTGATCACTCTGAGCAACCACCCACACCAGAGGGGCGGTACATTGTCCAGAAAGCATTGGATGAAACCGCCCTTCTAATTATGCACAACGCAGCACACGACTTGATATGGTTATGGGAGTCAGGGTTCACCTACGAAGGTGCAATCTATGATACCATGTTAGGTGAGTACGTGCTGCAACGTGGGCAGAAGGAACCCCTGTCTCTTGAGGCTTGTGCTGAACGGTACAACCTTGACACAAAGAAGCAGGATACCCTGAAGGAGTACTTCAAGCAGGGTTACTCTGTGCGTGACATTCCACATGCAGAGTTATCAGAGTACCTCTCCCACGACTTACATGCTACGCAGCAACTGTATCTTCGTTTGCAGACATCATACGAGGAATGCAGTACACTGAGTAGTACAATCACACTGACCAATCAATTGGCTGTACACCTTGCCAAGATTTATCAGCGTGGTTTCACTGTTGATATGGCTGCACTTGAAGATGTGCGTAAGGAGTTTGAACAGGAACGTGACCAGTTGGTTACTGATCTTGAGCAACAGGTACGTGAGCTTATGGGTGATCGTCCAATCAACTTGAACAGTCCAGAGCAATTGTCTTGGGTTATCTACAGTAAGAAGCCAAAGGACAAGAAGGTGTGGGCAGATTTGTTTGACGACTTTCGTATGACTGACACTGAGTATCGTAGTACAGTACGTCAGAATACAGAGACATTGTACAAACAAAAAGCCAAGCAATGTAATGATTGCAATGGCGTAGGTAAAGTATACAAAACAAAGAAGGATGGGACACAATATGCAAGACCAAATAAGTGTAATGGATGTGATGGGGTGGGCTATCGCTTTCTGGATTATCGTTCTAGCGTTGCGGGGTTAAAGTTTAATGCTCCAACTTCAAAATGGGCTTCAGCCAACGGTTTCGCAACAAGTAAAGATAAGCTTGAATACCTTGAAGGTGTCGCTAGAGAACGTGATATGCAGGACGCAGTGTTGTTCTTACAACGAGTACGCCGTTTATCTGCCGTTGACACATATCTCTCAAGCTTTGTGGAAGGTATATCAACTCATGTAAAACAGGACGGTAAGCTGCACGTCAGGTTACTTCAACACCGCACGGCTACGGGACGTTTGTCTGGTGCCGATCCTAATATGCAGAACATGCCACGTGGTGGTACGTTCCCTGTGAAACGTGTGTTCAAGTCACGTTGGGATGGTGGTGAGATTATGGAAGCTGACTTTGCACAGTTAGAGTTTCGTGTGGCTGCGTTCCTATCACAGGACAAGACTGCCATTGACGAGGTGACCACAGGCTTTGATGTACACTCGTACACTGCACAGGTTATCAGTGATGCAGGACAGAACATGTCACGCCAAGAGGCCAAGGCACATACATTTGCTCCGTTATATGGTGCCAGTGGATTTGGACGTACACCTGCTGAGGCTGCGTACTACGAGCAGTTCACTAAGAAATACTCAGGTATAGGCAAGTGGCACAAGGAGCTTGCACGTGAGGCTCTGGCTACGGGTAAGATCAAAACACCATCTGGTCGTGAGTTCTCTTTCCCTGATGTTACTCGACGTGCCAATGGTACTGTGACATTTTTCACACAGATTAAAAACTTTCCTGTACAATCATTTGCCACGGCTGACATTGTACCTATATCCCTGATATACATCGACAAGCTATTAGGGGCTAATCAAATGCAATCATGCATCGTCAATACCGTACACGACTCCATCGTGATTGATGTGCATCCCAACGAGAAGGATAAAGTATTACGGATTATTCATGCAGCCAATGATCGACTGCTTGCTATCGTCAATAAGAAGTGGAAACTGGATTTCAATGTACCACTTTTATTAGAAGCAAAAATCGGCCCGAATTGGCTTGACACAAAAGATGTGTCGTGATATAACTAAGAACTCGCAAACAGAAAAGGAGATTTATAATGAATCAAGTAGCAACAATTAACACTGGTAACTTCAACGCAATGGCTGAAGCAATGGGCATGTCTGTTGACAACAATCAGAAGTCACAGGCAAGTACACTTGCACGTTTACGTATCAATCACTCAGCTATCATGGGTGAGGAAACAGTGAACGGTAAGAAGGTAAAGATGGAAGTTGTATCGGGTGGTACATACAAGTTGGAAATCCCTGATGGGCCAACATACTATGCATCCACTGCGACTATTCGTCCATACCTACAACGCTTCATGTACAAGCGTTTCATCAAGGGTAACGACACAACACCTAACCGTTATGTCAAAACTCTGATGGCTAACGACTTGAACAATGACATGAAGGACAATGATGGTGGCTTCAACTGCGGTAAACCTGCGGGTTACATTGAGGACTTCAAAGCATTGCCTGAGAAAACACAAGAGTTGATCCGTCAGATCAAACGTGTTCGTGTCATGTTCGGTACAGTGCAACTGCATGACGTTACTGATGCACAAGGTAATCCAGTTGAACTAGATGAACAGGCATTCATCTGGGAGATTGAAAACCGTGATGCATTTAAAACTGCAGGAACACTGTTCAACAAGCTAGGTAAGATGCGCCGTTTGCCAGTGCAGCACAACATCAAAGCTGCAACTGAAGAACGTTCATTGCCTAACGGTAGTTCATTCTACCTACCTACGTTGGCACTTGATCTGAACGAGACACTTGATGTGTCAGATGCAGAGCAAGAAACATTCGCCAACTTCCTAGCATGGGTGGAGAATTACAACGAGTACATCAAGGGTGCTTGGAATGACAATGCGTACAAGAACGATGACACAGATACAGATACTGTTGAGTCATTCGTTGACATTGACGCAGAGGATTTTGTGTAATGAACCATCCTGCTGAACTAAAGCTGCACCAGTTTATGACTGATGCTGCCAATGGAAAGACAACGTTCACTGATGAACAAGCCTTTGACATTGGGGTTGATGTTGCAAACGCAGTACTTCGTCAGTTCGGTAGTGGTAAGTCACGGGATCAGTTTACATTAAGGATGTCCAACATTGGGCGTCCTACCTGTCAACTGTGGTTTCAAAAGAACCATCCCGATAAGGCATTACCTAAGCCGACTACATTCGTAATGAACATGATGATAGGAGACATTGTTGAGGCTGTTTTTAAGGGGCTTCTTAAAGCTGCTAATGTGGAGTTTGAAGACACTGATAAAGTTAGCCTTGAAGTGGGAGATACTAATGATACTGTGGTTTCTGGCTCTTATGATCTTGTACTAGACGGTGCTGTTGATGACGTGAAGTCAGCATCGCCTTGGTCCTACCAGAACAAGTTTGATTCCTTTGGCACACTAGCCAAGGGTGACGGGTTCGGTTACGTAGGGCAGCTTGCAGGTTATGCCAAAGCATCTGGCAAACGTGTAGGTGGATGGTGGGTTGTGAACAAGGGCAATGGTGAGTTTAAATATGTACCTGCCGATGGTCTTGACCTTGACCAAGAACTTGATAAAATCAAGTCAACTGTTGAAACGGTGAACAACAATGAGTTCAAACGTTGCTTCAGTCCAGTGCCTGAGTTCTTTCGTGGTAAACCCACAGGGAATAAGGTACTAAATGATAACTGTCGTTTCTGTGATTTCAGATACGAGTGTTGGCCTACGATGGTTGAAGAACCATCACGTATGAGTAAAGCAAAAGACCCCAAGACGGTGGCATATATAGAGGATTGATTATGTTAGGTGATGCAGAAATAGAAGACTTACAAAATGAAATTGCAGCAATGGAAGAAAACCTTGACGCAATGAAACGGGAGTTACGTGAAGCACGGTTTGCAGGTGTACGTGAGGCAATGAAAGCACGTAAGGAAGCAGATCAACTGTTGAGTGAAGAGCTTCGTGCTCTAGGTGTACGCCGTGTGAACTGGCATCCGTTTATCTAATGAACGGTAAGCAGTTCAAGGCTGCATTAAAGCATGGGTATAGGAGTGGATTAGAAATCAAAGTAAAAGATTACTTGAAGGACAAGAAAGTCAAGTTCAAGTATGAAGCCATCAAGATTGAATGGGAAGATTTGATGTACCGCACCTATACCCCTGACTTTATACTTGCAAACGGTATCATAATAGAAGTGAAAGGAAGGTTCACATCAGATGATAGACGCAAACACGTAGCAGTAAAGAAGCAGCATCCTGATCTTGACATACGATTTGTATTTGAAAACAGTAAACGTAAGTTAAGCAAAGGAGCAAAGACAACATACGCCACATGGTGTGAAAGAAATAAATTCTTGTACGCAGATAGGGTTATTCCAGAAGAATGGTTGAAAGAGAAAGGTATTGACAAGCATCCAGACTTAGTAGTATTTCCTTATGACAAAATAAAAAGGAGCTAAACATATGCTAAATTCACTAATAAACTTTAACCCTAATGATTTCGTTATCCGTATCTCACCAGAAGTGGATGACAATGGAGATTGGACAGGTGACCTTACAGTAGGTATGCTGACAACAGATGACAACACAATGAAAGCAGATGACTTTGCACATCTGAAAGTGTTGACTGACATGTTGATTGCTGCTATACCTTTAATGGAACAGGATCATGATGTAAGGCGTAAGCTGTTCAAGCTAGTTGATCAGATTGATGCTGATGAAACAGCAGAAGAGAAACCGTTAATAGAAGAACGTGACGGTAACGTAGTTAAAGTAAACTTTTAGAAAGGAGATACGAATGGTAGACAATGTAAACAACCCACCACACTATAATCAAGCAGGTATTGAATGCATTGATGCCATTCGTGCCGCCACTGGTGATGGATACGAGCACTATCTACAGGGAAACATTATGAAGTATCTATGGCGATACCGATACAAGAATGGTGTAGAGGACTTGAAGAAGGCACAGTGGTATTTGACCAAGCTTATTGAGGAAGTAGATGATAGTTAAAGTATTCTTAACCCTGAACATAGATGAAGACGAATACCCAGTTCCTGTAGACGGAGAAGTTGATGAAGAGATTGACCAGAGTTTGCAGGAATTTATATATGACATTGATGGAATGTCGATCAAAGCAATTAAAATAATAACGGAGTGAACATGAACAACTTTTTACCTACAGACTATCAGTCATTCATTCACACCTCTCGTTACGCACGGTGGTTGGATAATGAACAACGGCGTGAGTCATGGCCTGAAACAGTGACTCGTTACATGGACAATATCGTAGCACCTCATGTTAAGAAGGACTCAGTATATGGAGAGATTGAACAAGCAATCTTGAACCTAGAGATTACGCCAAGCATGAGAGCCATGATGACTGCAGGTCCAGCAGCAGCACGTGATAACATTTGTATGTACAACTGTTCATACATTCATGTG